GTTTCTTCTTGAAGGCTTAACAGCCTGTCTTTTGCTACACACCCGGGGTTCGGTCAAAACTTTAGGCCCGACCCCACCTCCCAACCGGGAGTTTTTGCTGCTTCGGCAGCGCCCGCCACTTCTGTGGCACCCAGCCGGCTTCGGCCGGCACCCGACCTTATGGTCACCCCGACCCAATTCTTTTGCGTCTCGACGATGCTTCTTAATTCTCGGTCGTAAGTACCCATTCTTTTTCTCTCGTGAAATACCGAGGTAATCATTTATTGGTCCTTGCGGCTTAGGGTGAGTTGAATCGGCACCCCTATGCTTTGGTAAAGGTTGACTTTTTGGTCACACTGCTTGTGTAAAGCGACCCCCCCCCCTTGTATTCGTGCGACCACCCGATCGCACGTCTTAGTTGAAAGAGGGCCCAGACAAAGTAGGAGATTTGTTTGAGGGAGTGTTTGAAGCTATTTCACTCCACCCCTGATGTACCTGACTATTGAGTTCGTTTTGAGACGCGGCAGCCAGGCACTTAATTGTGCTCGGTTTTCACTGTGACCCAAAATCGGTCTCGGTTTGTCTTATGTGGTTCTCATTTATACGATGGTATTGAACCGGTGGATCAAATTTCTTCTACCCTCTGACTTTTTAGCCTGCTCCCTACGGACGTGATACGTTCGATCCAGGGTTAAGGAAATGGGAGGGAACCAACAATCGGCAGTCAGCTAAGTTGATGCGTCTGTCTTTATGTTCCCCATAGTCGAAAATGTCAGGAAATGGTGAAACGGAAGGAAGGGTGGTAACCACCAAAAACGTTACAAAAAATGCCCAACCCCTTGAGGTTGGTCCAACCCGGACAATTGGGAGTCCGTTAAATTTTATAGTTCGGGCCGTGCGCTCTGTGCCTCGAGCATGGAGAATAGCAGGTCGCATACTCGTTGAAGAGAATACGATGAAAGATCAACGATTGGTGCAAACGTATACCGATGTACTGGCTATACCCCCCGGATGGCGTGCGCATATTGTGATGCGTTCCGGGTTTGCTATTATGATAGCAATTACGGCGAATGGCTTCGTCGCCACCTATTTAGGTGAAACCGCATGTATACTAATGGCGCCTCTTATTGAGGAATGTGCATGTTGGACAATGTCGATCGATGAGGCACCGTACGGTCACGTTCGGTGGGCCTTTGGAACCTTGGAATTTTTGGGATCTTTCCCAGAACATGGTCTTATTCGTTTAGCCCCCTGGCTCAATATGTGGATGGCGTCGCGCCCGCATTCACTTGGCCAAGGAATTTTTGAACATTTTTGTTGGAATTTGACCTGTGTGCTATTAGAGCACGTCCCCTTAGGTGGACTTTTGATACTTCCAGGGTATTATGCCACGCGCCGTGGGTTTGGCGTTATTGGCAATTTGATTCTCAACTATTGTGAGGATCACGAGATTGGATTTCCATCTTTTGGACGTCTTATCAACCCCGACCCCGTTGAAGAGGGATCAGGGCCGGCAATGGTGATTGACCCGCCTTTGATCTTAGACGATGAGTCGGAAGAGGAGGACGATTTGGTTTTCCGACCACAAATGTCGGTGACCACCGTTTTTGACAACATACCAGGCTTTTTGAACTTGGAAGAAGAAACCAAGACGAAGTTCTTAGCATGGTTTGAGTATGTTGCCCTCCTTGTGCGCGATATAAGAGGTGCGCACACCAATGAGGCGATTTTGCGTGCCATTGTGCACTTTGTGGGCCACATGACTGGAAAAGCAGTTGGTGTTAGACTGTATTCTCTGTTGGCCCAATTTTGGGGTTTAAAGGATGTGTTCCTGCCCCAGTCGGATGAGAATCCCGACGAAAGTATGTTCGGTGTGTTTTTGCGGCAAGCACGTACGCGTCTCGAGGATTTGCGCGGAATTGGAAAGTCGTTATTTTCGAAGCAGATTCAGCGTTTACTCGTGTTTTTGGCCACTTTCGGTTTTGTGGACCAGGCGAAGCTTGAGTTCACTTGTGAACGTTTCAAGATCATGGAATTTAAGACCATTGAGCTTGGACTTGGCGAAGGCCCTAGTTACTTGTACAACATCGCCGACACCATCTTGTGGTTGTCTGAGTGTGGTTACCAGATTTTCCACGGCGATTTTTCAGGCGTGTATTTTGCAGGTGACGAATATGAGAAGATGCGCCAGAATTACCTGAAGTGCAAGGAGATTTTCCGCGATAAGGCAGCTTTTGGGGTTTCCAAATACCTCACTCTGCTACGGCAGACCATTGATATGGGAGCCAAATATTCGCGTCGAGACCCTATCATCGACCGTTGGACTGTTGAGTTAATTGATATTTTGACTGGAATCAAGACCAAGTCCAAAGCCGTTGAGCGACGCCCACTCCCATGGAGTGTGCTTTTGCATGGTACTCCAGGTATTGCCAAAACCAGATTGGCTCATCTCATTTTCAAGTTGTACTCTTGTATTGATGAGGAAGTCGAGTATGGCGATGGCAGTGTTTACGTGCGCAATCCTACTGCAGCGCGTTTTGATGGTTTTCAGATTGGCACCCCTTTTTGTTTGTTTGATGACGTGGGATTTTTGAACCCCGCGTGCAAAATTACTGACACGCAAACTACTGAGATCATCCAGGCCATTAATGATGTGCCTTGGGTGCCTGAACAAGCTGCCCTGGAGGATAAGGGCACTGTACCATTTCGGTGTAAAGCTGTGTTGGCAACAACTAATGTCAAGAAATTGAATGCCTACCAGTATTATTGTACACCATTGGCAGCGCTCAGACGCTTCCCCATTGTTCTCAATGTGCGGTTGAAGCCAGAAGTGCGAAATGCCGAAGGTGTTGTGCGTCGTGATGCACCCCAAGCCACTGATGATTTGTGGCTCATCACCGTTGAGCGGGTTCATGTCAATGAACCGCGAAATGTGTATCACGTGGTCGAACACGAGGGCACTGCCCTCCGTGATGTTCCTTTTAGTAAAGTTGTTCCCTTTTTGGTTGAGCACATACGCGCACATTTGGAGGCAGAAATAGCTCGCAATTCACGCGATGATCTGCTTGCGACATACACTTTGTGTCCACACTCCATGCTGTCGTATCAATGCGACATTTGTTCGGAGTACGACCGGGAAGACGTCCCGGAGTATCCATTGCCTCCACCGCCAGAACCCTCGTATTTTACTCTGCGAGACCGTTTAGGTGTTACGTCCGCAGAACGAGACGGTTTGGAAGTGGTGTGCAAGAAAGAGGTTTTCACACCACAAGGATTTTTTGATGACATGATGTTTTGCCCTCATTTGAAGGGCGAATCGTGGACGTTTCGTGTTATGGCATGGACTTTTGTTCGTGTTCGCCAGTTTTTCGGATACAATGTGCCCGATTTGGTTGTACGGTTAACTTCGTGGACGCCGTTTTACCTTCGCATGCGTGTGCTTGGCTATGCCACGCGTCTCAAATTGTGCGATGTTACCACTTCCTTGGCTGAAAAGGAAAGAGCGTGGCGCACATGGGCTCTTGCCCAAAGAGAGCGTTATGCCCCCCAACCACGTAATTTGATGTGGATTGGTGTTGGGCTCGCTGTAGTACTCCCCGCCGCGTATATGTGGCGATTCTATGACAAGCAATACTTTGATGCCCAAGGAGCGGTTTCGAGTAAGTCAGCGGATGTGGTGACGGAACTAGCGACAATTGAGGAGGAACCGGAAGTGGGACCCTTCAAGACGCCTGAGACGAAGAACGAGGAGGAGAATCCATGGAAGCAGGTGAAGCAACCATCGGAACTTCCCCAACCCATTGCTCGGACAGCCAACATTTTGCAGGTGATGCAGAAGTATGAGAAGAACATCACCACCTGCAGACGAACAGTTGGCACGAAGGACTATTTTGTCAATGCCTTTCCGCTTGGAGGCTCTTTGTACCTTATACCAATGCATTTTTTGAATGGTGCCAAATCTTTCACCTTGTCATACTTAAATTTTAGTCGTGAAGTGCCCGTTTTCCAAGGGTCGTATGTCAAGTTCGGAGGATATGATTTGGCCATGTTTAATGCGATCAACACCCCGCCAAGGTATGATTTCGCAAAATTTTTTACGTCTACATTTCCGCGTGCGCGCGGGAAGATGGTGTACAAAGACAAGTTCGATGTTGTCCACGAAGTTAAAGCAAGGGATCTCACTGTCGTCACTGATTTTGAATACGCAAACGAATACAAGATGCCTAATGCGTTGACTTGGCGGTTTGATGTACCGCCTCGCGATGGTTCATGTGGTGCCCCACTTTTTGTGGAGGGACCACACGGTGGTGTGTGCATAGCCGGCATACACACCGGTGCATCGGAAAATTTGGGACTGTCAATTCCAGTTAATCCCGATGACATCGAGGGTTTTAAGCGCATGATGTGTCAAGCATATGCGCGGCCACAGGGGAAGATTGAAGTTTCCCCCCCGTGGCATGAAATCCCATTGGGGCCCACTCACCATAAGTGCCCCACGCATTTCATGGATGCCCCAGACGTTTTGACCTTTGGGTCTTTCAAAAAGACGTCATCCATGGATTCCCGTGTTGAACCCACCCCTGGAGCGAAGCTCCTGGCCAAACGTGAAGTTGTTACTAACCTCACGGTGCCAGTAATGAGGGGATGGTTCCCATGGTTCGACTCACTTGAGCGGTGTCAAAAGAAGCCGGTGTTTGATAACACTGCACTCATTGACTGCGCGAATGCGTACTTGACCCAAATCCTTGAGAGCGATGTTGATCTGTCTGAAATATGTAAGATCACTCAAGACGTCGCTGTGAATGGAGTTCCGGGTCTTAAATATGTCGACTCGGTGAATAGATCCACCTCGACTGGTTGGCCATACAACAAACGGAAATGTGATGGTTTCCTGATTGATCGTCCTCCTGACGAAATTTACCAGGACGCTGTTGATGTTGATTGGCGTGTCCAGGCGGACATAGATCGAGTTTGGGGTTGTTTGGCTGAGGGCGTGCGTTCTAGTCCCATATTTGTGGGATCTTTGAAGGACGAGCCCATTAAGGAGGCCAAAGCCAAACGCCCTCGTGTTTTCATGGGCTGCCCATTGGGTTTTGCGATCGTGGCGCGCCAACTCACTTTGATGTTTGTGCGTGTGTTTCAGTTGAATCCAGCAGTTTTTGAAGGCGCGGTCGGTATCAATGCATTCTCCGAACAG